ATGAGCTACGGCAAAATGACAGTGCCGATCATCATCAGCCGAATACATTACACGAAAGACGCGGACGGCTTCACTGTGCCGCGTGAAGAACCTGTCGCATCCGTCCGTACGTATTTTGAGCCGAAGAACACTACGGAAAAATGGACGAACCGTGCCGTGCTGAAAGAAGCGTCGGCGCTGTTTCGCTTTCGCTATTTTCCTGATATGCGAATCGATAACACAATGGTGATAGACTGTCTTGGTGAACGGTTCAATATTGTTTCTGTTGAAAATGTTCGGCAGAAAAATATGTATTATGAAGTTGTCGGAAGATTGGAGGATGCGCATGGCGACAATGAAAGCTAAAATGCCTGACGCGCTGATCGCAAAGCTAAACCGGTTAGGTGAAAAAACAGACGAAGTGTGCGAAAAGGCGCTGAAGGCCGGTGCGGAAGTTGCTGAAGCGGCTGTTTCTTCCAATTTATCCGCCGTGATTGGAAAAGAAACGAAGCATACCTCACGTTCTACCGGACAGCTTCAAAAAGCCCTCGGCATTTCTCCTGTAAAGGTGGATGCCAAGGGCAATTATGATATAAAAATCGGATTTGCGGAACCTCGCTCAGACGGTGGGAGCAACGCGAAAATCGCCAACATTATAGAATACGGAAAACATGGGCAGCCGCCGAAACCGTTTCTCAAGCCCGCGAAATCTAAGGCACGGCGGCAGATCATGGCGGCGATGACAGATACACTTGAACGGGAGATGAACGACGTATGAGCGCGTTGAGAGAACTCAACCACATTCTCGAATGCTGTGAAATACCCGTGGAAACGGGTGTGTTCAGCAAATCACCACCGGAGGCCTACGCTGTGCTGACGCCGCTGGTCGATGTGTTCGATCTGTTCGCGGACAATCTGCCTGGCGTGGATATCTGCGAAGTCCGCATCTCGGTTTTCACCAAACAAAACTATTTGACCTTCGTGTCGCTCCTCGTATCCGATCTGCTGACCGCCGGGTTTACCATAACCGAACGACGCTATATTGGGCATGAGGACGATACGGGTTATCATCATTATGCCATTGACGTGGCAAAAGAATACTGCTTAGAGGAGGAATTATCTTGAGCACAATAGGTTTGGACAGCCTTTATTTTGCACCGATAACGGAAAACTCTTCCGGTGATGAAACCTACGGCACACCGGAAGTCTTGGCAAAAGCTATCAAATGCGACCTTTCAGTGGAGCTTGCCGAGGCTATCTTATACGCGGATGACGCGGCTTCGGAGGTCGTTAAAGCGTTCAAAGAAGGCAAGCTGTCACTTGGCGTGGACGATATCGGCGTCACCAAAGCAAAAGCACTCACCGGCGCCGAAATAGATAGCAAAGGAGTTCTTGTTTCTTCGGGTGAAGATTTGGGCACTCCTGTAGCTGTCGGTTTTCGTGCTATGAAAGCCAACGGAAAATACAGATATTTCTGGCTTTATAGAGTGCAGTTCGGCGTTCCCGCCACCAACCTTCAGACCAAAGGCGACAGCATTTCTTTCCAGACGCCCACTATTGAGGGCACGATCATGCAGCGCCACAAAGCCGACAGTCGCGGCAGACATCCATGGAAAACGGAAGTGACCGAAGGCGATACGGGCGTGACGAACAGCACAATAAACGGATGGTTCTCATCGGTTTACGAACCGAGTTATTCAGCGTCGGCACAGTCAGGAGGTAACGGATAATGGATAAGATCAACAACGACCGCTCCGCCTTTATCACTCTTGGCGGACAGGAATATGAACTGATGCTTACGACACTCGCCACGAAGTCAATCGCCCGTCGCTACGGCGGACTTGAAAATCTCGGCGAGAAGCTGGCGGGCAGCGAGCACTTTGAAGACGCGCTTGACGAGATCGTGTGGCTGATCACGCTGCTGGCGAACCAGTCAGTAATGATCCATAATCTTTGGAATCCGGACAAAAAGAAACCACTCCTTACGGAAGAAGCGGTGGAGCTTTTGACTTCGCCATACGATCTCGCCGAATACAAAACCGCCATCATGACGGCTATGTACAAAGGCTCTAAACGTGAAGTTGAAAGCGAAGCTTCAAAAAACACGACAGCCGGGTAACAGACAACGAGGTCTTTGCCCGGCTGATCTTTTACGGCGTCAGCCTGCTTCACCGTTGCGAACGTGAGGTGTGGCTGATGCCGCTTGGTCATTTGTTGGATCAAATCGAAATATATAAACAGTTTCACGGTCTTGCGAAGCCGAAACGGGAACTGACAATTGATGAGGTCATCCCAGCAGGGCTGGAGTGATACAAAACGGGATTTGGCGGTCACAATAAGACCTTGTGCCGGATCTCAAGCCAGCGTTTCTGCAAATGCGGCGCTTTCCTTGATATAGTCGTTCGCTTTTGTCCTTATAGAGACCTGTCCTGAAGAAGGTCTGCCCAGAAGTTTGTCCATTGCTTTGATTTTTGCCTTGTAATCGTGTTTACCACCCATATGTGTCACCACATAGTACACTTCGGGAGGCATGACGCTGCTGTGCTTTTTGATCAGGGCTCTTCCTATGGCGCAGGGACCTTCGACCCAAACAGGCATACCTATTATTACGCGGTCATATTCTTTTAAATTGGTCTCCCCCTTGATCGATACTTTGGATATAGTATTATTTACAGTTGCAAAGCAAGCTCCCACATACCCCAGAAATCCGTTTCTGTCCTTGCCGTCTGTGTATTCAGCCACATCAGCGCCGATGATTTTTGCGATGTTTTCCATGATCTCTTTAGTTGTGTTCGTTCTTGTGTAGTATAAGCACAGTGTTCTCATTTAAATCTCCTCCGCAAATCCCGATTTACAGCAATCATTATATCAAAAATTCAACCGCAATTCAACCGCAAAGGCAGGTGATTTTCAACATGTCTGACAATTCCTTCGGCCTGAAGCTGGGCATCGAGGGCGAAAAGGAGTTCAAATCCGCATTGAAGGATATCAACTCCACCTTCAAGGTGCTCGGCTCTGAGCTGACCCTTGTTTCCTCGCAGTTTGACAAGCAGGACAGGTCCGTGGAGGCTGTTTCCGCGCGAAGCAAAGTTCTTAACAAAGAAATCGAAGAGCAGAAAAAGAAAATCACCCTTCTTACGTCTGCGCTGGAAAACGCTTCTCAGTCTTTCGGTGAAAATGATAAAAGAACGCAGAACTGGCAGATCCAGCTGAACAACGCAAAAGCGGAGTTGAATAAGCTCGATAAGGAACTCGCCGAAAACGAAAAAGCGCTTGATGAAACCGGGGACGAATTCAAACAGGCGGAGCGTAAGACGGATCAGTTCGGCGACGAGCTGAAGGATACCGCAAACGAAGCGGAACGGTCGGACGGCAAATTCAAAAAAATCGCCTCGGCGGTAGCGGGCATCGGGAAAGCGATGGGAGTCGCCGCGGCCGCTGTCGGAACAGCCGCGATAGCCGCCGGTAAAAAGCTGACCGATATGGCGATGGAAACCGCCAACGCCGGTGATGAAATTGACAAGACGTCGCAAAAGCTCGGTATGTCGGCGGAATCCTATCAAAAGTGGGATTACGTTCTCAGCCAATCCGGCGTAGAGATTACTTCCATGACCACGGGTCTGAAAACGCTGACCAATCAGATCGATGACGCGAAGAACGGAAGCACCGCTGCACAGGCGCGGTTTGCCAAGCTGGGAATATCCTTGTCTGACCTGAAAACGATGAGCCGTGAAGATATTTTTGCGGCGACAATCACCGGCTTTCAGAATATGTCGGACAGCACCGAAAGAGCCGCCCTCGCAAACGATCTCTTTGGAAAATCGGGGCAGAATCTGACACCATTATTTAATGAATCTGTAGAAAGCACCAAGGAACTCATGCAGGCCGCTGAGGACCTTGGTTTTGTTATGTCCGACAAAGCTGTCAAAGCTTCCGCCGACTTTAACGATTCGTTCGATACGTTACAGAAAACCTTCGGCGGCGTCAAAAACAACATCGTCGGCGAGCTGCTGCCCGGCTTTACGACCATTATGTACGGTTTGTCGGATCTGCTCGCAGGGAACGATAAAGCAAAAGAAGAAATACAG